ATAATAGTTGAAGAGATAACAGAGGATATATGATGGCCAAGTTTTTTGTTTATGTTTCTATTGTAATTACAGCGATCTTTATGCTTGTTACTGGAGCAAAGGCTGAAGAGGTAACAATCGTAGTCGATGTCTCAGAACAAACAATGTATGTGGAAACTCCAACCGATTATTTTGAGTGGGATGTTTCTACAGGTCGTAAGGGTTTCTCTACGCCTCGTGGTATCTATCAGCCCTATTATCTTACCAAGATGCACTACTCTAGCAAGTACAACAACGCCCCAATGCCTCACTCTATCTTTTTCCATGGCGGATATGCTATTCATGCAACAGATGCCATAAATAAGTTGGGTCGTCCTGCTTCTCATGGTTGTATTCGTTTGCATCCGAGAAACGCTCGTTGGCTTTTCCGACTTGTTAAGGACTATGGCGCAGATAATACTACGATTTATATTCAAGATTAGGAAGGTTGGCTGAGCGGTCGAAAGCACCTCACTGCTAACGAGACGAACTGAAAGGTTCCAAGGGTTCGAATCCCTTACCTTCCGCCATTTTTATTTAAGAAGTAAATAATTCTATCACTTTATTAACATACCGAGAACGCTCCATGACGAAAGTCTGGGGCGTTTTTTCGTTATCTACAGTTAAGATAATTACGATTTGAGGAACAGATATGCTGTAGAGGCGTTCAAACATCATTGAGTATACGGTTGACTGTAGGAAATAGCTTTCAATCCATTCCTCTTTCTTTAGCTTCTTCGATGTTTTAAAATCAATGATAGAAACCTTTCCGTCATATTCAGCTACCAAGTCTGTTCTACCAGCGCAACCAAGTGCCTTAGAACACAACGGTAGTTCTACTCCGAGAATGTTATCTACATGGGCGTCCAGCGCGGACTTGATAGGTTGGAACGACTCGACATTAACAGGCATCTCGTTTTGATAAATGTTCTCTTCATTGAGAACATAACGCTCTGCTATCTTGTGAATAGAGTTTCCCCTACGGGTTGATTGCGCAGAGATCCTGTTAGCTTCTTCCTCACCAACCCTCTTGCGCCATTCTAACAAAGCAGTTTTATCGAGCTTCTCTGACAAAATTGTAGTAACTGACTTGAGCTTAGTTACGCCATCGGGCAGCACATAGTAGCGCTGCCCGTTGATTGTTTGTGTTGTCAAACTGATCTGAGGGACCAGTGTATGCTTAAATTCTTTACGCGACAATTCCTAATTTGTCCTTCAAAATAATATAATCTTTCACCATAGCACTACGGACAATGTCGTTCTCATCGAAATCAATAAACGCAAAAGACTTCATTCGTTCTACAATTCTCATAAACTGGGGTAAGCCGTTTCGTTCATGGTCCTTAGTGAAGTCCGACTGGCGGAAGTCGCCAGAGAATATAATCTTACAGTTTTTACCTACGCGAGTAATAACAGAGTCTAATTCGTGTAGCGTCATGTTGGCAATTTCGTCAACAATAATGATACAGTTGTTTAGAGTAATACCTCTGATGAACGAGGTTGAAATAAATTCAACAAGGTTCTTTTGCTTGAGATAGTTATAGGCGTCGCCTCGACCAAATAGCTCGGTACAGATAGCAAAGTATGGGGCTTCATAAACCTGAGCTTTCTCTTTAGAGTTGCCTGGGAGAAATCCCATATCTCTAGTAGGCACTACACTTCTTACAATAATAATCTTTTTATAAGGTCCGTCCGATTCCGTTAAGATTTGGTTCAAAGCAAGATACATTGATATGAAACTCTTGCCTGTACCAGCGATCCCATGTAGCATCAAGTTCTTACCTTGATCGTAAAACTCAAAGGATTCTCGTTGATGTTTCGTTAGCGGTTCTATTCTTTTAAGTTGGAAGTTCAGCTTTTCTTGCTGATTGCTATTAAATTTTTCTTCTTTAAGCTGTCTTTTTTGTTTTCTTGTTAGCTTCTTGTGTTCTTCCATTTGGCCCTACTAAAAAGTGTTAATCGTGCTCCTAGAAATACCCTTTGAGTGTTTCTTTTTCATATCTTTAAGTAAATCACGGAAGCCTTGATCAGGCTTGCCAATACCTCTACCAGACGCGATCATCGGAGCACCATTCACCAGTTGTGTTAAGTTGCTATTCTCTTTCAAATAACCATCTAGAGCCGAGATAGACATAAACTCCTCGAACTCTTCACCAGTTTCATTATTTACAAATTTATATGTAGGCATTAGTTCCAGTTATCCTCAAACTCATCGTTGTCTACGAGCAAACTAATGTCCTTGGTCTTTATTGCTCTTTCGAATCTTTTTTGCTTACGTTTATCTACTTTATTCTTATGTTCTACATGATCTTCTTCATCATCAAAAGAATAATCGTTTTTCTTAAATTTACGCAGCGTCTGTTTGCTCATTTGGAATAAGTCCTGGAAATGCCTCTGTTACGTGTTGAAGTGTGATGCCCTTAATAGGCTTCTTATCCTTAACGAGCAGAAGTAACTCAGCGTCCTTCGGTGCTAAACGTTCAAGGAATTCGATAAACATTGCCTCGCGCTTTGTTTGAGCAAGATCAGGATAGAACCCCTGTACAAAATATGTGATCATACGAGCGTCTCTATGTAAAACGTTCTCTTGATCAACAAGTTCGCTTGGCTTGTACGGAGGTGCGCCTTCAGGCAATAAAAACTTTACGTTTGGATCATACGCTGCTTGTAGCATAACTCTTAGAGCAAAAGAATCATTAGCTTTGATTGCGTCAATCTTGTCTTGAGTTCTCTTGTACTTTCCTACCTTTTCAAGGAACTCTGCTATTCCGATAACCATTAAAATTCTCCAATGTGTTCTGTTAGATTACGAAGTTTGTTAGCGATAAAATAGTTCATCAACTTTGAACGGTCTTTATTTTGTTGCGCCTGATAAGATTCCATAACCTTAACACGGATCTCTTCCGGAGTTTCGTCAAGGTCAATAAGCTGCTTATTGCGCATGTAGTTACGAGCGATCGCTGTCTCCATTTCGTTAGGAGTAAGCTTGAGATAGTGCTCCATCTTCTTAGCAGTCAAGGGTCGCTGACGCTCACCAACAACGAAACAGTTGTCAGAAGAAAGAATGTTAGGCACACCGTCGCCAGCATCACCCTTGAGGATATGTTCCTTCAGGTACTGTTCTGGGTTCTTGTGTGTAATCCACTTCTTGCGTACAGGATCGTACTGCTTGACGTTCTCGTACTTATGTAGCTGGATAAAGTCCTTGTCACCTGACAGAATCAAAAGTTTCTCGCTATTGAAAGACATCATAGCAAGTCCATCATCAGAAGTATAGCCAAACTGGTTAACCAGTGTGCTGATAACATCGTCCGCCTCGGCAGACTCAATGTCGATAACTCTGTAGGGAAAAAATTCTTTGAGCTCAGCACGGATCTTATTGAGGCATTCAAAGATTGCCTTCCAATCAAGATCAGACTTCTCCTGAGCCTTCTTGCGGTTCGCCTTATAATAAGGAAACATCTTGCGACGCCAGTAGTTGGTGTTATCGCAAGCAATAACCATTTCGCCGTAGTCGGCTCCGAACTTGGTGCGGTAAGAACGAAGAGAGTTTAGAATCATATGGCGAACCATATTCTCTTCAATTTGAGCATTAGTATGATTACCAAGCTGCATAAGAAGGTTTGACAGCATTACCTGGTTCAAGTCAACAATAATCACAACATCACCTGTTTGCGTTAAGATTCAGTTTCGGATTCATCTTTTAAATTAATTTCTATGCGATCGGCAATACGAAGAGTGCCTGGTTCGTTCGGATCTGGATAAAAGATTTCTTCAGAAAGTTTTTGGAATGGATGATAGATATCATAATATTTACACATGATAGAACGAAGCGATTATATAATAAATGCACCGTCCTTTAGATCAAGATTATCCTCGGTTTCGTCGTCCGAGAAACTAAACCCTGAGATTTCTAGTTGATTAAAGACCATAGGAGCGATGTTAGCAATCGTTTCTTGAATATGGAACTGCTTCATCATATCGATATTTCGATTAATGTTTTCTACAGTTACTTCTTCTCTAGGTCCAGAATAAGCTTTTGGGAAATTTACTACGTTATTAGAACTCATAATCAACCATCAAACTATCATACCTCGTTTATACATTAAAGTCAAATGTATTTATTCGTTATCAAAGTTTAAGGAGGCTTTTATTGGTGTGCTGCAAACGAATAGATTGGGATAAAGCGTGCATAAGGATCTGGTGACAGTCCTCTACGACTCCGTAGTTATCGCTATTAACGTGTAAAATATGATCAGCCATTTCGTTTTTTGTTATTAAACCGCCATCAAACCCTACCATAGCAAAAGTAGTCATATTATATTTTGCAGCAGCCCTGAGAGCATTAACAACGTTGGGAGAATTACCACTTGAAGAAATTACAAGTACAGCTGCTCTCCAATTAGGGAACCACTCAATTTGCTTAGCAAAGATTTGATCGTATGCAATATCATTAGCGATAGCTGTGACCAAAGAAACGTTTGACTGTAAAG